TAATGAGTATTTCCCAGAATTTTCCTTCTTTTCATTAAATCAGTTCAACCGCCGCTTTCAGTTCGTCCAAAGTCTTATGATTATAGACCCGGTTTCCCGTGTCCTTGGACACATGACCCATGAGAAGATAAAAAAACTTCCGGTTTGCCCCGGCACTGTCCAGTTGGGTTTCAAAGGTGTGGCGGCATTCATGCGGGGTATGGTTCATTTCCAGAGCCTTCATAATATCCGCCCAAAAAATCCGGTATTGGGATATGGAACAGGGTTTCCCATTGTAGCTGATCAGCCGGGGGCCACTTTCAGAAAGACGGGCTTCAACCAATGGCCTGATCTTGGAGTGGATAGGAACCACCCGATCCTTACCGGCCTTGGTTTTTGTGCCGCCTTTCATAGTCCCGGCCTGAAGGTCTATATCTTCCGGCTTCAGGTTTAGAAGTTCACTGATCCGCCAACCAGAATAAAGCAGAATCAGAACTGTATCAACCCAAGGATCAGAATGATGTTCCCAAACCCGCTTCACTTCTTCCTTGCTGAATGGAAGGCGGCTGGTTGGTGGTATGGGATCAGAAGTAAGGAGATCAGAGAAGCACCGGTTGATTATATCCATTTCAAGTGCGAACCGGTCAAGGTGGCCCCATAGGTTTTTGATTGCCGCTTGGGTGCTGTACCCCTTCCCACAACCATCAATGGTTTCTTGCATTTGGTAGGATCGGATTTGCTTATAGGGCTTTTCCCATAATGCTGAACAATGCTTGAATGCTGAACACAAAGATGAACGGTTGGATTCCCCCAGCTTGGGGGCCTTCTTTTCCTTCCAGAGTTCAAACAGTTCCTTCATTGTGATTTTGGCCCGGTCAACATCCCAAGGATCACGATTGTATTCGGCCAACAGCATATTCCCGGCTTCACGGGTTTCTGTGTAACCAACAATATCATAGATTGGATGGCCTTTATCATTCCAGCCAATAGTTTTCTTCACTATGTATGGGCGGCGGCGATTGCCTGACAGCTTCGCAACTGTCCCATACCCATTAGGATTTCGCATTATATCACCTGTCCTTTCAGGAAAATGGGTATGGCAAAGCTAAACCCCATGTGATATAATGTTCGTTGGTGGTTGAAACATTAACTTCAATAGGGTTTTGTTTCGCCTGACCGCTTCGGTGTTCCAGCACCGGGGCGGTCTTTTTTTTTTTTTTTTCGTGGTGATCTGTTCTATCAAAAACCTTTATCCTATCCGGTATTTAGCTAATAGAACAGATAGAACAGATGTTATATTACTTGAACTTAAAATATAAAAAAATATATAAGAAAGTAATATTAAGAGAAAATAGACAAAAGATGTGTTCTATCTGTTCTAATTTAGGATTTCGGATAAAGTATTTGGTCTGCCCATCGTACTTGTGAAACTTCCCCAGCACCATTCAAATAAAGTATAGGATTATTCCCATCTTCTGTCCTGATCCTATATCCAATATCATCCGGGTTGTGTAGTCCATCAAGCATGGTATCACGGGAAATAGTTTCAATACCGCCAATTCCACATTCTTGAACGGTGCCCCAAATAGTTTCGGCCTGTTCTTCAGTAACTTCACAAGAATTCATAATAGCTTCGATGTTTGGATCAGTTTTTTGATATTGTTCAGGGTTTTGAACTACCCTTGAAATACCAAAAGCCAAAGCCCCTATAAAGATAATCGCAACAACCAAACCGATTTTCTTTTTCATATCCATTCCCCCTTACTTAATATCGCTTTGGAAAGCAACGGCACGGCCAAGAATGCGGATGTGGTTAAGTTCTTCACCAGTGTATATTAAATCTTCATACTTGGAGTTTTCCGCCTTTAGGATCAGCAAATCTTTTTCAGGATAATAATTGACCCGTTTCAGTGTGGCTTCATCTTCTATCACCACGGCGGCAATTTCTCCATCATCCACCATATCCGCCTGTTGAATGAAAACAATATCACCATCATAGATTCTGGCCCCAATCATTGAATCACCCCTTGCCCGTAGGCAGAAGTCAGCTTGAATGTCGGCCCCAGATTCTACATATAGTTCCCGTTCTTCGTTGGCAATAATAGGTTTTCCACAAGCAATATCACCAAGAAGTGGGAAACGCTTTTTTTCAATCGGGAATAAATTTTCAAACTTCACTTGGGATCGGAGGATGTCAAGATCAATGGAATTATCAATACCTTCTAACCATGCGGCCTTACTTCTGTGTTCTGATTTTCCAAGAAGAAAATCCATATCAACATTAAAATAATCAGCAATGGCTTCGAGAGTTTCCAAGCTGGGTTCTCTTTCCCCCCGCTCATACATATTGATACTACTTTTAGAAGTTCCGAGCTGTTTTGCAAAATCCTGCTGGGATAAACCGGATTCCCGGCGTAAAAGTTTCAAGCGTTCATTGAACTTTGCCATTAGTAACACCCCTTTCACCTCTATTATACACATTTTGTGCACTTCGTCAATCCGCTATTGTGCACAAAATGTGGTCTTTTTATTTATGCACATTTAGTGCTCGAAAGATATTGACAGTCGAGCACAAACAGTGTACTATAATGGCAGAAGGAGCACAAAGGGTGCACAGGAATAAAAATGAGAGGTGTATGAAATATGAAATACTTTGTAATTGCTACCCATTGGGATGATACCCGGAAAGCACAAGTGAAATACATTGCTGGACAGTTTGATAACTATATGAACGCAAGTCTTTTCAAGAAAGCATACAACGATCATTACAAAGCGGATGCTGTAATAATTGAAGATTTTGTGTTGCTGAATAACTAACCCGAAACGGGGGAAACCCCGTCCGCCGGAACTGCCCCACCGGTGCTGATGATGGGAGGGCAAATAACATGAGAGGAAGTGAAAGCATGATCCAGAAGGAAACCACGGGAATGATTCTTCGCAAATTGCGTGGGGATCGAACCCAAGAAGAAATTGCTGACGCTCTTGGTATTACAAAATCTTCTTGGGCCATGTATGAGCGGGATGAACGGGTTCCCCGTGATGAAGTAAAGATTCGCATTGCGAACTTCTTTGGTAAAACAGTGCAAGAACTTTTTTATACCCCAATCGAGCACTATAAGTGTTCATAAAGGAGAGTAAACCATGAATGAAGTAAGCCTGAAGCCGGTTATTGAAGAACTTGAAAGTTTGTTTTCAAAGTTCAACGCCCGGTTCTTTGCTGGCAAGCTGGAAAAGCCCGTGATCACCGTTTCCCCTGATCACACCCGTGGGGCTTATGGATGGTGTACCGGCTGGAAGGCTTGGAAGGCCGGGGAAGATGAAGGTCACTATGAAATCAATCTGTGTGCCGAATATCTGAACCGCCCCTTTGAAGAAACCTGTGGAACCCTAATCCATGAAATGGTTCATCTTCAAAACCTTCAGGATGGTATTCAGGACACTTCCCGATCTGGCACCTATCACAATAAGAAGTTCAAGGAAACCGCTGAGACCCACGGCCTGACGGTGGAGAAGGGTGAAAAGTACGGATGGCATAAAACCGCACTTGCCCCGGAAGCCCTTGAATTTGTTCAGAGCCTTGGGAAGAAAGGTTTCACCCTTGTTCGCCCCCGGCCTTTAGGCTTGAAGGGTTCCAGCAAGGGGGGGGGATCAAGTTCCCGGAAGTATGTTTGTCCCTGTTGCGGAACCATTGTCCGGGCCACCAAAGAGGTTCATGTGATCTGTGCTGAATGTGATGTTGAATTTCAGGAGGAATGTTAGATGAATGTGAAGCTGACCAAGCGGAAGGCTTGGGAACTGATCAGCCGGATTCACCCCCGGTTGAACATCAATCAGGAAGTCACCCCGCCTGATGTGGCGATTTTCACGGCTTCCACCGGCCCTGAAGGGCTGGAAATCCGGTGTGAAAATGATTGGTTCAATCACAATGGCCGGATCAAGCTGACCATTTCCAATGTGGACGGGGGAACCCCCATTGTCCGCTATTACCACCCTGATACCCTGAACCGGGATCATGTGGCGGAAGATGCTGAAAAAGAAGCCGATGCCAAGCAAGCCCGTAAAGAATGGGTTTGGGCTATGGGTAAGGAAATGGCCCATAAGTTGGTTGAGCAGTATTGGGGAAACTGAATTCCCGTTTTTAAGGAGGTTATAAGCATGAACACCACTTTTGCAGAGCGTTTGAAGAACGCAATGGAACAGGCTGATATGAGCCAAGCGGAACTTTCCCTTCAATCCGGGGCTTCCAAGGCCGCAATCAGTCAGTATCTTTCGGGGAAGAACACCCCCGGCCCG